ATATATTCTTTCATTATACACTATTAATATTAACAAGTGTGGCAATCATGGATTCCATTTTGAATGCGGTACATCAAACACAAATGTAATTCTTGTGCAATGACCAACATTTTCAGTACCATGCATTAACTTGTTATTGAACCACAATAATGTTCCTGGTTCTACAATCACTTCTTCATCACCAACCATATAACGATATCGGCCTTGTATTGATAGATGATATCTATCTTTAGTTTGGTAATAAGAACCAATATCAATATGTTTACCTACTGTGCCACCAACTGGTAGAGATAAGAAACCACAACGAGCAAATTTTTTAAAGTTTCTTCTCAGAAATCTAATAATCTCGGTGTGTTTGTCAAACGCTGGTGTTGGTATACAATACTCAGTATCGCCAACATAATCTTCTGCCTTTGCAACTGCACCAACAACTAACTGTAAGACACCAGCCGGAAGATCATCGTATCCTTTATCAAGTAAAGAACCCATGCCTTCCATTTGTTTTTGTGCTTCCCAATCTTTAGGATACTTTTGTAGTTGTGCCAGAATCTTTGACACATTGATGCCAGTTTTAATGATGCGTATGTTATTCAAAGAAACTCTCCAACGTATTGATTTTCTCTGTAGACCAACCCATACAATCTAACACAACTTTAATTGGTTCAAGAAACGCCTTACTGAATTGTACATCATAATCAATAAACTCTTGAAGACCAAACTCTTGCGGTAGTCTTGATGGATAAGAGATGACTGTATCTTTAATTGGATTAGGCATCTTCAGATAGGTGAATTTAATCTTTTCACCTTCTTGTATAAGAGGATATTTCTTTTCAAGTTTAAGAGCTTTAAGTCTTGTGTTATACAAGATTGCGCCTTTGACATGAATTGGTGTCCCCTTCTTATATAGAGAAACAGAATCAGAATACTCTTTCAATCCATTCATTCCACGAGGAAATGATATGTCTTCTGGAGGCAATTGTTTAAATGTTTCTTTGAAGTCAGCAATAAAGGCATGAATGTCTTCTTCTGTACCTTGCATCATAATCTTAATTGACTCACGCATCTTTTCACGAATAGCCGCAGGTGTAGATGATTTAATCATTTCAAGACCCATGACTTTCATCTTAGGTTCTTTATATTGAACACCTTCATTGTTATAGATGTTTAGAATATAACGCTTCTTTGCAGTCCAGATACCTTTATCTGCAAGAGCCTCACGTTTCATTTGCATCTTTTGGTCAAATGCATGAACATATGAAGCAAGTTCTTGATAACTCTCATCAATATAAGGTTGTATCTTGTCTTCACAGACACGGTCCATGAAGGCGATAACTTGATTAACGTCTGTCTTGTCTGAATACACCTTGTTAACGAGTGGACCAAGGCGCAAATAAATCGAATCTGTATCTGCGGCGATAACATAATCTTCTTCTGTCTTTAATAATTTATTTAAATATCTATTCAACTCACCTTCAATCCAACGAATAGACAATTGGCCGGCAAGAGTTACTGCAAGCGCCATTCTCAAATCATAGAATCGAAAGTACTTAGAGCCAAGAGCGCCGTATGCAGAGTTTAATGAAACTTTCTTTGCAAGTTGTAAGTTATCATATCTCGAAACTCTGTTATAAATCTCAAGTTTCTTCACTTCGTCAGTTTCGACTTCATATTCTTTTTTCGCCTGAATCATTAATTTCTTAAACTTCTTGCGGTCTTCATACATTTCTTCTAACATCTTAGGTAAGAAACCTTGAATGTCAGTACGGAAGTATTGTCCGTTTGGAGTTATAGTTACATCTTTCAATTCAGATAAATCTAATTCTTTCTTCAACATCTTGTTTACATCAACACCAGATGAAATGATTTTACGCATTTCATCGGTATAGTTTGAAGGTTCAACAAGAGTCTCTGGTGAAATATTGTATTGCATCATCAAATGCGGATACAAACTGTTCAAGTCAAACGAGGCAATCCAGTTGTGTTTACCAACTTGTGGATCTTTTACGAATGCGCCTTCAAACGCTTCACCTTTAAACTTTTCTTCTTTAGGTGGAACAATAATGTTCTTACTCAAAAGATAATTGTATATCAAAGCATCCCACATACGAGTCTGTGCAAAGATATCTTCAAAGTTTGTTTTTGTATCGTAGCCAAGAGTTAAACCCAACTCAATGAGTTTTAGTTTGTTCTCAAGTTTAAAAATCAACTCAACGTCTTTGATGTTGTAGTCAATAAACTTTTGAAAGTTTAATCTATACAAGGCATGTAAACTATCAAACTCATCATAAGATAATTTACTTTCACCAATCTCTACGTTTGCAATGTTGTCAAGGCGATATGATTCTTGTGAACGACCGCCTGGCGCATACCAACGATACAACTCAATATAATCTAATACAGAAATACCAATCATATCATATGCAATAAAGTTCTTGTTGTTGACAGTAACATTACGGCTATTGATTAATGACCATGGAGATAATTTCTTATATACATTCTCATCAAATAGTTTTTGAAATCTATTAACGAGATAAGGTATATCAAAGAACTTAATATTCCAACCAGAGATAACATCTGGCGCATTCTCATGCCAGAAGTCTAGAAACTTCTTACAGAGGTCATACTCATCACGACATTTGATATAAGTTACATCATCACGTTCATTGTTATAATCACCACAGCCCCAAACATAAGTCATGCCGTTCATATACCTTACACAAATAGCTGTGATAGGTTCTGTTGCAAGATATGGATCAGGAAACCCATTCTCAGAACCTACTTCAATATCGATTACTGCAATAGAAAGATCATCAATCTTCCAATCAATCATGCCTTTGAATTCATCTGCAATAAATGAATAGGCAAAACTATTGTTACCATAGATTCTGAAGTTCTTTACTTCTTCATATCGTTTAATGAAATCACGAGCTTCACGGATGTTTTCAAACTTCATCGGCTCAAGATATTCACCTTCTAGATTTTTAAAATCAGTTGGTTTGTTAGAAGGCAAAAACAAAGTAGGCGTGTAAGCTACTTTTAACTTAACACGCCTACCATTCTTGATACCACGATAATAGATTGTATTGCCAAGAGAGGCAACATTTGTGTAATAATTATTCATTCATACATTATATCAGAATTTTGGGATAGTAGAGGCAATTTCGATGCCTGAACCGAAAAGTTTGCTGTATTGATTTTCTAATTCAACAACAGGTGATGTAATGCAAAGAACATCACTCATTTTGATTTTAATACCTGTATTGAATTCGGTACAGAATTGTAGAAATGGAACAAACATCATGTTTGCACCTTTATCACCAGGTTGCATTACAACTTGTACAGAGTTTGTAAGTGTGATTGTATCATCATCAATACAATCAACATCAGCCATAATAGTATGGTTGGTTTTAAATGTGATTAACTTAATTGACACGGACTCTGGCCTCCGCATCAATTACACCGATTGTTACCCAGCGTTTTGGGAACAACATCTCACGACTTTCATAGTCATGGAAGTTTAAATTTGGATCTCTCATCCAACCAAGAACCTCGACCTTATTGTCGAATTCACGAAGGTACAAATCGTACCGATCTGCCTGAGGCAGTTTATATTCATTCACCAGTTTTCTGGCAAGGTCACGAACATTCATATTCATCCTTTAATTTTACACAAGAGTTTATTATACAACAAAAGCAAACACAAGTCAAGCTTATATGTGGCAAAGTTCCACGTTGCATTGTTTTAAAAATTCAATACCGAGATTGTCTCGGTATGAATGCCGATAGTACACAGAGTTTATACCTGATTGGTAAATTAATTTAGCACAATCAAGACAGGGTGCATGTGTAACAAATATGGTTGCACCATCTGTAGAGTTAGTAGACTTAGCTACTTTTGCAATCGCATTAGTTTCCGCATGGAGAACTTCTGCTTTAGATTTGTTATTTTCATCTTCACATTCATTTGTCCAACCAGAAGGCATGCCGTTGTAACCAATACCAATAATAGTATTATCTTTTACAATAACACAACCAACATGAAGTCTTTTAGCTGAAGATAACTCAGCATAGACTTCGGCCGCATTCATGTGTGCATCAATGAATTTTTCTTTCATCCGAAATTCTTTTTAATAACTTTAAAAAATTCTTCAGTACCAAAATAATTCCAACCAGAAGAAACTTGATATTTTAAATTAACAAACATTTGACCAACCATTGCGTTAACAGCCCAACTTAAAATTTCTGAGTCGAGTTTTTGTCCCGCCTCACTTATTTCTAAGAATTTAACACCATCTAATTGTTTTTCTTTAATGATAGCACCACATTTATTGGGTTTCATCCATTCTGGAATACGTTCATCAGATAACCATTGGCATTCAAATTTTTGACAAGTATCAGGACGTTGGTCATAGATTGTACAACCATTCTCTAAGGAAACAAATTGGCATTTGCGTCCAGGCCACATCTCATATCCATGAGAAACATTACCAAGCCAGCCCTCACAACATAGTGTGCAATCACCGCAAGAACGCTTTGTTGAAATAATAGGAATAGTTCTCATCATTCTAAAAAGGCTAATGGTACTTCTATCTTACGCAAACCATTTGCATAGAAGAAGAATGGTACAAATCTTTCATTCAAGAAACCAGGATATCTCCATGGATTAATTTCTGTGCAGTTGTATTGTTTAACACTTTTATTTGGGAATGTTTCAGAACAATTCTTCCAAATATATTCCATGATATCAAAATACTCATTCACAAGTTGTTTGAATAGGTGTCTAGGTAAAATATAAACACATTCATAATTACAAATACTGTAATCAGTAAACCACATCATATGTTTACGATAACTAGGATTTACAACTTGAATACCTTCTTTGAATAGATTCCAATATTCAGGCAGTTGTGATTCTAAGTATTGATTCTCAATTGAATTATGCATCATACGATAGCGACTACAAACAACATCAGCTGATTGTAAATATCTTAATGCGGTTTCTTTTTGTGAATCCGATGTTAACATCTTACATGATTCAACATTAGATGGTACATGGAGTTTTTCACCCACATGACCAACACCCTGTTCAATTGCTAGATACCTGCGATACGATCCA